CTCATGAAGGGAAAGAGTTTGTTAGAAGAGGTAGACTCCCTAATAAGTATGGCGGTGATAAGTTAGAGTACATTAGGGTACTGAATACTGGTATTAAGTTTGTCAGAATAGTTAGAGAAAATTAGTAGTCTATGAGTACAGACCATACTAACAGAAAAGAGTACCCAAACATTATCGTATTTGATTTAGAAACAGGTGGGTTTAGTCCTGTAAAGAATCCTTTGATAGAGTTTGCAGCTATCGCAATTGATAATAATCTAAAAGAGATAGGCCGTTGTGAGTGGGTAGTACTGCCATATAATGATGAAAAAGAGTACTCCCAGGGAGCTTTTAAAGCTAATGGCTTCACTATGGGAGAGATTGAAAAAAGAGGGATTGACAGTGCTCAAGTAGTACTAGAGATGGTAGCTTTCTTTGAGTCTATGAAAGTAGAGTCCAAGCCAGGCATTTCTGTAGTACCAGATAGAAAGCCAATACTGTGTGGACATAACATTGATTCATTTGATATCCCTTTTATAGAACAGTTTCTAAAAGAACATAAAGTTGACTTCTTTAAATATGTTTCACAAAAAGAGACTATTGATACTATGAAAGAGGCAAGACGATACTTTGGCTACTCTGACTACCCTTATAAAGATCATACACTAGGGACTTGTTGTAAATATATAGGGCGCCCTATAGTAGATGCACATAGGGCAATGAATGATGTGGAGGGTAATTTAAGCCTTGTTAAGTATTTTATCGAATCAGTAAGAGGAGTAGGCCAGAGAGTTGTGATAGAAGATGAAAACAGATTTAGAGATAAGTTCAGACTTGTATGATAATAGACTCCCTATTTGCTAATTCAAAAGATAAAGCTGTCCCCATTAAGCAATTAAGAGAAACTATGAGTCTTGTAGAAGATATTGTAGATCTCTTAGATGAAAAAGCTATTCTAGGGCTATCAGGCGGTCAAGAATCAGATATAGATAAAGTTATTCAACAGATATTCAAAGAAACTTTTGATATAGTAACTACTCAGAATAAAATTCTTGATTCAACTTCATTTACTTATGTATCTGGCTTAACAGAAAGTGTAGAGGAGACACTTAGATGTAAGTTGTTGAACTACTTTATATCATCTCTATTGCCTGACTTTATTCTAGGTTGGCATAATCTGGAGTGGAGTAATCTATTACAAATATATAGGCTTTTAGGGGTCTTGGCGGCAAGGGACCATGGTAAGTCGATTTCAGGAGAAACTTCAGTGAGAATGGGAGATGGCACTATAAAACTAGCTGGTGAAATTAGGATTGGAGATCTACTTATGGGCCCTGATTCAGTATCTAGAAAAGTTATAGGAGCTTATAGAGGGAGAGACAAAATGTATAGAGTGAACCAATCTAGAGGAAACTCTTATACAGTTAATAGTAGGCATATACTATCACTATATAGAAAGTGGAGAACTCCAGATGGGAGAGTAAATCCCTCTAGCAGAGTGCCAGAGCTTATAGATGTAGAAATCAAAGATTTTATCAATTCACCCAGAGACTTTAAGAATCTACATAAAGGGTACAAAGTTTGCCTCTCACTGCCATATAAGAAAATATATCTAGATCCCTATTATTTAGGGTTATGGTTAGGAGATGGTACACAGAGTATCCCTCAAGAGATTAGCACAGTAGATAAGAAGATTGTTGGCTACTTAACTACATATGGGGGAGAATTAGGCTTAGATCTAAAGACTAGGGAAGATCAGTGTGCTAGATACTTAAGTGGTACTAGAGGTAGAAAGAATCCAATTAATTCACTGTTTAAGAAATATGATCTAACCAGTGAAAAATATATCCCTGAAGACTTTATACTTAATTCAGTTGAAGTCAGAATGGGAGTTCTAGCAGGGTTAGCTGATTCTGATGGTAGTGTTGAAGATAATCAACTAATCATCACACAGAGTGTAAAACATAGTAGACTAATAGATGATATAGAGAATCTATGCTATACATTAGGTTTACACTGTGTTAGAAAGAGTGAATGGAGTAGTTTTACGAAAAGTGGGAGGAAGTTTGAGTCAATCAGGCTTAAGATATGTGGTGAAAAACTACTAGATTTACCAGTATTATTAGATAGAAAGAGGATAAAAGATACAGAGTTATCAAACTCAATGTTTAGAAGGCCAAAGGTCTATACTGGTGATAGTGTGAATTATGATATCTCAAATGTATCAACTTTAGATATAGAAGAGCTAGAAGAAGGAGAATATATATCTATTGCTGTAGATGGGGACAACAGATTTGTCTTAGGCGATGGTACTGTTACTCATAATTCTTATCATTTTAGCTATGCCTACCCTTTATGGCAGATGTATAGATATCAGCCTATTAAAGAGAATCAGAAACTTATGCTAAATTATGAGAGTAATAAGAGTAGAGATCTCTCTATGGCTAGAGAAGGGATGCTTATTACAAATGAGTATGGGTTAGCTAGACACTTAATGGATATCATACAAACTGAGATAGACTCTAATGATATACTAAAAGAGAGGCTTAAGCCAATAGGTAGAGAGAGTACTTGGGGCTCTGACCATATAGAGTGTAAGAATGGTTCAAGTTTGGTAATTAAATCTGCTAATTCTAAAATAAGGGGGTACCACCCTACTTGGATAGTACTAGATGACTTTTTGAATGATTCATCTATCTACTCACAAGATCAAAGAGATAAGTATTGGAATATTTTTTCAGGAGTAGTTTTACCAGCCTTGTCTCCATCAGGGCAACTAATAGCTGTTGGTACCCCTTTCTTTGAGAAAGATCTCTACTATCGTCTAAGACAAACAAACATATTTAAGATGTTTGAGTACCCAGCTATCTTCCCCGATGGTAAGTTACTTTTCCCGGAAAGACATAGCTATAAGTCTCTTATGGAGAAGAAAGAAGTCTTAGGGTCTTTGATATTCTCCAGAGAGATACTAGTAAAACCTATTTCTGATGATTCGACTATCTTTCCCTACTCTATTCTAAACAAAGCTATTAAGGGTGGAGAAGATAGAGAGATTATCTCTAACATTGATAATATTAATAGGGATGACTACTTGAAGATAGCAGTAGGTTGTGATTTTGCTATCTCGGGTAATGTGGGATCAGATTATAGTGTCTTTACTGTAGGCGGACTAGATAAGTTTAATAAAATTCACATTTTTAATTGTTGGAGGAGACAGGGTGCTAACTACTCTGAACAAATGGCTGTTCTTAAGAAGATTGATAGAGACTTTTCTCCTGATATTATGTTTGTTGAGAACAACAACTTTCAGGAGATATTTGTACAAATGATGAAAGATGAAAACTTACCTGTGGTAGGTAAAACTACAGGAGCTAACAAAAAATCATTATATTTAGGAGTTCCAAGAATGGCAGTATTTTTTGAAACTAATAAAATGAGATTTCCTTATAAGTCAAAGAAAGCTAAAGCTATGACAGACTTATATTTCTCAGAATTAAATAGTATCTCTTTTATACAACAGACAGGTAAACTAGAGAGCTTAACACAACATGATGATACTTCAATGTCACTATGGAACTTATGTAGAGCATTACTAGGTGATAAGATGGAGTTTAGTTTTAGTTATTTATAGTCGTAATATCAGAATCGTAAAATGAGTAAAGAGTTAAGTAAAGATTTTCTACATGAGCTGTTCAAAATTTGTTTAAAAAAGCCAGAAGTTCTAGTTTTAGCTAGAGATTATCTTAAGTATCAGTATTTACCAGGTGAAGAGTATAAGCTAGTTTGGCAAGCTATTTTGAACTACTATGAACTAAATAATAGTTGTATTTCAGTAGGGATTCTCTCACAGAAGTTTCAAATGCAAGAGAAAGTACAAACAGTACTCTCTAAAATAAAGTCAGCTGATTTAATCAATCAAGATGAAGCTGTAGAGCAGCTAAGAGAGTTTATTAGATTAAATCTATTCATAGATAGTTATGATAAGATTGGCGAGTTATATCAGAAAGGTGAGAAAAATCAAGCGATAGAATTATTAAAATCCGCTTATGAGGAACTTGATAACTTTTCTATTAAGAAAGCCGTAGGTCATACTGAAGTTTTTGCCTCTCTTGTAGACAGACTTCTTAAAAGAAGAGAAGAAGCTAAGGAGAAAGAGAATGTAAAAGTTCAGAGAAAGTTACCAACAGGTATAACTCCCTTAGATGTTCAAATAGGTGGTGGAGTAGACAGAGGGGATACTGCTTGTTTTATGGCTGGCTCAGGAATAGGTAAGAGCAAGTTACTAAAGTGGGTTGGCATATCACTATCCAGAAGAGGGTTTAGAGTGTTACATATACAGCTAGAGGGATCAGAAACAGAGGCACTAGATGCCTATGATGCTGGGATAACAGGTTCTACTATTTCAGACTTAGAGTCAGGGATTTTTTCAGATAAGACAGTAGAGTCAATTAAAAAAGGGTGTAGCTATATTAGCAATTTAGGTGGAGAGATCTTTGTAAAGGGTTACTCACAGTTTAACTCGGCTACAATGCTAGAGATTAGATCACTAGTAGTTGAGTTAGGGAGTATAGATGCCTTAATTTTAGACTATATAGAATTAGCTGACCCAGGGAATGGGAAGAGATATGATACAAGTAATGAAGGTGAGAGAGCTAGAAGAACAGCTGTATCAAATGAATTCAAGAATATAGCTGTAGAATTTAATTTAGCAGGTTTCACAGCTACTCAATCAACTACAGTAGATAACAAGGACTCTGATGATCCTGAGTTTGTTTTAACTAGATATCATATTTCAGAGTTTAAGGGGCTATTAAAGCCATTTTCATACTTTGTTACCTTAAATCAAACTCGGGATGAGTATGAAGAGGGTATTATTAGATTGTATGGTGACAAAACAAGAAAGTATAAGTTGTTAAAGAGAGTCATCCCAATATTTACTCTCTATAGTAGAGAGAGATTTTACGACCATATTAGATCAGTAAAGGCTTTTGGGTATGAGTGATGTTACTACTACACAAGAGAAGGTACTGAACCTGTTAAATCTATCACACAGAAATAGAACAGCTAAGGGATGGTATATGGGATCTAAGTGCCCTAAGTGTGGCAAGAGTGATAAGTTTGGTGTAAAGCTAAATGAGAACAGAGAAGGAGAGTATAAGAATCATGTTAGTATACATTGCTTTCATGGTTCATGTGGGTTTAAGGGATCTGAGAAAGCATTATTTAAGGCTATGGGCAGAGATGATTTGATTACAGAGTATGAGTATCGTGAAGACCTGGGCACTTTAAGTAAGTTAAAGATCAAAGAAAAAGAAGAGAAGATTGAGCATCTTTTAAAGAAGAGATACCCACCAATGGGATATAGAAGAGTATATGAGGATGGATATCTATCCTCTAGAGGTTTTGATAAGGAGAGTTTTGAGAGATATAATGTTGGGAGGTCTAAAATAGAGACTAAACTAAGAAACTATGTTATCTTTTTAGTTATTGAAGATGGTGAGAACAAAGGTTATGTTGCTAGAATTGATTTCAGTAGAGAGAAGTATAGAGTGATAAATCAAGAGAGAGAGATACAGGGGCTAAGGCCTCTCCCTAAGTATAAGAATGAAGGGGGAGTAGAGTTTTCAGAAGCTTTATATGGGATTGACGAAGTAACAGACAAGACACAGACAGTAATTTTAGTAGAGGGAATACTAGATAAAACTAATATGGATAAAGAAATGCTACTGTATAAGACTGATGAAGTTAAGTGTCTCTGTACATTTGGAAAAAAAATCTCCTCTATTCAGATAAGAAAGATAAGAGATAGAGGGGTTAAGACAGTTATATTGATGTATGACCCTGATGCTATTGATAGTATTAAACAGTATAGCTACAATCTAATGTTAGAGTTTGAGAAAGTATTTGTTGCTAAGTTAGTAGGAGAAAAAGATCCAGGAGACATGAATAGACAAGAAATTTTCTTAACTTTAGAGAATCTTGAAACAGTATTGAGTTTTAGAGTAAACAGTATTAAAAGTGTAAAAATAACATAAATGAAGAATAGCCAATCATCTAGGAACTTATCTATCTTTGAGTTCTTTGAAAATCTACAGAAGGAGTATATCTGTGCAGAAATCAGAACAAAGATTTTTCAAAAAAAGTATGTTCCTTATTGGGAGAATGCAATGTTAGGCAAAAAGAAGAAGATCGAAGATATTGGTAGTAAGAATAGACTGGAAACTATTTTTAGTAGTAAAGATGAATACCTTAGAGTCTTTTCAGGGATAATACCTGAATGGGGAGAACCAGTATTTTGTTATAGAGATTCAGCACAGAAAGACAAGTTGGAGAAGTGGGATAGAGTATTCTTTTACAATAGAGATTCTGAAGTGAGAATACAGAATGAAGATAGCTCTAACTCTATTGGGTACATAGCTGACAATTCTATGGTGATGAATGAACTCCCACTTCTATCAGTTAGAGTAAGAGATAAGAAAAAGTTTTTACTTGTACCATTAAAAAGAGTAATGAGAATTTTGTAGTTAAGTATATTTTTTATATTTTTACCAAAACTTAAAATAGTAGAGAATGAGAATATCACATGAATCACCAATATGTCTATTGGATGAATCCAGAAAATTCAATGATTACGACTATGCACTAGTACATTTATTTGAAGAGTATCCCAAATATTATGAGTTTTTTCAAAAGTCTGTAGAGATGGGAAGAGAAGTTCTACTTGATAATTCAATATTTGAACTGGGAGTTTCTTTTAGTCCTGAAAGATTTGCTTACTGGATAGAACAACTGAAGCCAACGTCATATATTATCCCTGACGTTCTAGAGGATATGAAAGGGACTATAAGGAGTGCCTCTAAGTGGATAAGAACCTATAGAGATATTAAGAGTGAAAAGATTGGGGTAGTACAGGGTAGAACCGTGTTAGAGATAATTGAATGCTATGAGAAGTTAATTAGATTAGGGATAGAGAGAGTTGCCATACCGTTTGACTATTCTCTATATGAGAGAATCTTCCCCCATTCAAATAAATTAGTATCTTGGGCTTTCGGCAGGGTAGCCCTAATTAATTATCTGATAGAAGAAGAGATAATAGACTATGAAGTAGAACACCACTTATTGGGCTGTGCACTCCCGCTAGAATTTAGTTTCTATAGAGATGATAGATATAGTTTCTTGACATCTCTAGATACCTCAAATCCAATTATGATGTCCTTAGATAATAAAGACTATGAGCACTATATCCCACTACTTGAAAAGCCAAAAACAAAACTATTTGAATTAATCAAGTGTGATATGACAGTTGAGCAGTATCACTTGGTGTTAAAGAATACAAAATATTTTAGAAAACTAGTAAAACTGTAAACATATGAAAGTAGTATTAACAGGTACACATAGTACTGGAAAGACAACATTAATCAATCGTTTGGCCATGAAGCCACAGTTTGAGAACTATCATGTTTCTTATTCAAACACAAGAGCTCTTAAGGATAAGGGACTACCTATTAATTGTGGTAAGAGTGAAGACTTTAATATAACACAGGAGCTTGTTCTAACCTTTCACATGAAAGACTTACTAAAAACAAATTTATTAGCTGATAGATGTCTAGTGGATGGTTTAGCCTATACTCAGTTTTTACATAGTAAAGATCAAGTGTCAAGTGAAACTCTAGAATTGTTTGGGCAAATGACAGCAGGCTTCTTACATGAGTATGACTTTATCTTCTACGCCCCAATCAAAGCCCCTATAGAAAAAGATGGCACAAGAGATACAGATGAGACTTTTAGATTAGCTATTGATCTTATATTATCACAAAACTTAGTCCCTAACTTAGGGAAGAGATGTTTTACTTTGCCCTCTGCCGACTTAGAGGAGAATATTGAATTTATTATGAATACTGTATTCGGTGATGTTAGAGAGGACTTAGCACCTAAAATAAAAAGTAAGATAATAAGACTGAGTGACAAGAAGGAGATAAGCAGTGGTAGAATAATTCTATAGATATGACAAACATAAATGAATATCAAAAGACAGTAACTAAGGTAAAGAAATACTCATCTAACCCTGAACTATATCTTTTAGCAAAACTAACAGAGGAAACTGGAGAGGTTGCAAAAGAGATTATAAGGAAAGTAGATGGCAGAACAGTACAGAGAGATCTTAAGAGTGAACTCGGTGATCTACTTTGGTGTATTTCAGCAATTGGTGAAAACTATGGGATTACTCTAGAAGAGGTTATAGAGGACAATCTCCAGAAATTAAAAAATAGAGATTTATTATAAAAAAAACTTAATTATAAGTTTGATGATAAGTATAAATTTTATAATTTTATAGAATATTTTTAAAAGTATGAAAAAAGAGAGAAGTATTTCCGAATCGGAAACTAATAAGATAGCTTCAAAACACCTAGGGTCTTCTGGAAGCTATGAAACACAAACAGATCACTTTGATTCTTCTTTATTGGTAATGATGCCTAGAGCAGAGGCACGAGGTGACTGGGGTATTACGGGGAATGAGTTCCAAGGATATGACATATGGAACTGTCATGAAGCAACATTCTTACTAGACAATGGTTTTCCTATAGCTGGTACACTAAAGTTTGTTTACCCATCATATAGTGTAGGGATAGTAGAATCAAAGTCGATGAAACTGTATCTAAATACATTTGATATGTGTAAGATGGGCAAGTCATTATTATTTGCTAAAATGAACTATGAAAATCAGATTAAACAAGATTTATCAAAGTTACTAGGGGTAGATGTTAATGTAGCTTTTCATCAATATCATGATAGACTATCAGCAAACACACTGTTACAGTACAACTATCTAGAGGATTCAATCAATATATCAAAACTGTCTGACTTTGATGACTATACAGCTAAGAGAGACTATAGTATTGCTCTCCCAGCACCACTGTATACAACCTCCACAGTACAGACAAACATATTAAGATCTAGATGTAGATATACCAAACAAAAAGACACTGGTACTTTCTTCGGCCTATTTAAAGGGATGATGTTTCTAAACTATACTGAGTTATTCAAGAAAGTAGTTTCAATAAGAATGTTAGATGAGTTTCATGAGTTTTGTTGTGAGAAACTATTTATAGATATGACCAAACAAGAACTAGTAGATGAGTGTATGATAGCACTACTATATTCTAGAAGAGGGTCTCTTGATATTACCCCTGTACGTTCTACAAGACTTGATTTAATACCAAAAGAATTAATAGATGTCAATATTTTGACTACAAAGACACTAGGGCAGTAGTGTGTAGATTACATTTGAAGTGTAGTCTCAGACCAACAACTATTAAATTAGGTGTGGAAGTATAGAGTTTAGAGAGTTTAAATTAATAAAAGTAAAAATAAATAAAGATGAGTAAAAAGAGAGTTGTTCTGTCATTATCAGGGGGTATGGACAGTAGTTCATTGTTAGTACATTTACTAGCAAGAGAGTATGATGTAAAACTGTTATCATTTAACTATGGTCAAAAACATTCTGTAGAACTTGAAAAAGCTAAATCCCTTGTGGAGTTTTTGAACTTGAATACTAAAGGTATCATCTCACATGATATTGTAAGTCTAGATATTGGGCATCTGTTGACTTCTTCATCTCTAGTATCTGGTGGTAGTGAAGTGCCTGAAGGACACTATGAACAGGAGAATATGAAAATGACTGTGGTGCCAAATAGGAACAAAATATTTTCTTCTATTATACAAGCAGTAGCTTTATCTTGGAGTCAAGAAACTGGTTCACCAGTAGCAATTGCAATGGGAATACATAGTGGAGATGCTACTGTGTACCCTGATTGTCGTAAAGAATTCAGAGATGCTGATTACCATGCTTTTCTCTTAGGCAACTGGGATGCAGAAAATGTATCTTACTATACTCCATATCTAGAGTTAGATAAAGGTGATATACTATTAGATGGAGAGATAAGTTGTAAAACTCTAGGCTTAGATTTTGATGAGGTTTATAAGAGAACAATGACTTCGTATAAGCCATTACAAGACCCAGCTACGGGTAAGTGGTATTCAGATTTCTTTTCAGCATCTTCAGTAGAGAGAGTAGAGGCTTTCATGAAACTAAATAGGGCAGACCCAACACCATATGCAGAGAAGACTGATAGTGGTTTAGTAAAGAGGGATTGGGACTATGTTACAGCTTGTGTAAATCAAATATTAATGAATAACGACTCTAGAAATGAAGCATAATATTACAAAGAGTTTTGATTTCTGTTATGGTCATAGAGTACACAACCAGAAACTAAACCCAGACTATGCAGTTGATACCTGTTTAGTCTGTCGTCACTTACATGGGCATCAGGGCCAAGTTATTATTAAATTAGAGGCAGACTACTTAACAGATGGTATGGTAACTGACTTCAAGCATCTAGGTTGGTTTAAGAAATGGGTGGATGATACTCTAGATCATAAGATGATAATGGATATCAATGACCCAGTTATATCATATGTATACCCTTTAATTACTGAAAAGAGGATAGATGATTACAGAAGTAATATGTTTATGAATGATATGGGAAGTAAGGCATTTCTTAATCTAAGCCCTTCAATATATGAAAGTGAGCCCTTAGCAGTACAAGAGATCTATGAAGGCTTAGTAGTTGTAAACTTTGTACCAACTTCTGAGAATATCTCAGCATGGTTATACGAGGAAGTTAAAAAGAAAATGTTCCCACTTGGAGTGACTGTTACTTCTGTAGAATTCAAAGAAACCCCTAAAACAAGTGCAATTTATGGACTATAGTAAAATACAGCCAATACAGGAGCTATATACT